AGAAAATAGCATAGGTTTTATTTCATTATTCTTATATTTCGCAACAACTTTATAGGGAAATGTAGTTATGTCGAAAACAACAAAAGCCGAATAATCATTACTCATGCCCCTAGAAACATCAACTGTCATTAAATAACTGTTTCCTTCAACTGGATTTTCGTATACATCTAATCCCTTATTTCTTTGAATAGGGTCGTCGTATACCATCATTCTTAATTTTGATGGTGCAATAAGAGTATCAACAGAACCTAAGAATTCGCACTCAAACTCCTGAGTGAATTGACGTTCGGAAGTGTTCCTGATTGTCTCTTCTTTCCACGCAGCATCTCTACCAGGAACAGCACTCCAGTGAACCTCTAGTGGAATATAACCGTTCTTGCCCCTCTCAGCATCATGCCAGAGCTTATAAAACATATTCATCCCATTGGGGGTTGAAATGATTATAACTTTGGTTGATTTACCGGATGAAATAGTGGGATATACAGAACTGAAAAACTGTTCTGCAATGTGATTTGGAATGAACGCAAATTCGTCCAAGAAGATGATGTTAAATGAGTTTCCTCGAACAGCAGATGATGAGGTAGATGCTGCTACAATTTTGCTACCGTTCTCAAGTTCGAGTGAACCTTTGTTCCAAGAACCAACACCTTGCTGCAACCACTTGGGTAAATTTTCATAAGAAAGTTGCAATCTTCCCAAAAGTTCTCTTGCAGTCTCTGCCTTGTTTGCAAGAATTGCAATTCTTATGTTATCATTAAACAAAGCATAGTGAAGCAAATATGAAACTACCGTTGTAGATTTACCAGTCTGACGAGGTAGTTTTGCAATATTAAAACGGTTATTGTGGAAGTTTGAAATAAGTTCCTTCTGGAAATCATACATTTCAAAGGGAATCAAACCTTCATCAAGAGAAACAATCTTGACGTAGTTCATTGCAAAATAGACTGGGTCACCTTTGCATCTTAAATATTCTTGAATTTGGTCAGAAGTAAATTCAATCTCGACATTTTCTGCCTTTAAGTTGGGATTCCCCTTATAATGTTTATCAATCATAAATTATTAAAATTTAAACTCGCTAATGTTTCTTGATATTTTAAATGAAGTTTTACGTAAGACTTTGCAATATTTTTAACTTGGTCAATATTTTCGCAAGCATCAATTTCTCTTGCAATTCTTTCATATTCGAAATTCTTGGTTAAATTTTCAAGAACAATTTTATTTGGGTCCATTTATATCTCCAGTAAATAACAAAGGTTGTGTTGGGTCTTTTATTGATGGTTTAAATGAAAGAACTTTAGCATCTGGATATATTTTACATACCTCATATGAAACTTGTTCTTTCGATGGTTTTGTAAATTGTGGGAAGAACATTTGAACTCCCAGGTATTTACCCCTCCATGTTAACAGGATACTATATGTTTTGCCGCGAGACTGTATCTTTGTATAGTTTTCGTTTACGAAACTTGACTTGAGTGGTTCTGGTTTAATTAAATCAAAGAACTCATATTTGGTTGCTTCAAAGTCTTCTCTCCAGTTGGAGTAATCATAAGATTCTTTTTTAGTCTTATTTCCCCAGTTCTTTGCACCAACTTTACGGCACTTAACTAAAGCACCAGAAGCATAGGCAGATGGCCAAACTTTATAACGAGACTTTACTTTTGTATAGCACGCATCTTTTTCTTCAGTTGCAACCATCTTTGCCGCACCTTCCCTATCAGGATTGGGGTCTTGACGATTTTTGCGACGGAATGCACTCTCCTCTTCTTTATCAGAAAGTGCTGCCTTCATTTTGCTGGAACCACACTTTGGTTTTGTGGTTTGTCCTGGTTGTTTTGCACAGGGTTTTCCCGCATATTTACCACCCAGTTGAACCCAACCAGGGGTGCCATCAGAAGCACGACTCTTAGTAAACCAGTCACGCAAAGAACTATCACCACTTTTCGATTCATTAACCTTTTCTGCTTTTTTTAATCTTGTATAATAGTCCGGAAGTTCCCCCAGATGCTGAAGGGCAATCACTCTTGCCATCTGCTTACTTCCTGTGTGCTCACGTTCAACTTTGATTCCCATTTTTAATTGGGAATTTATGGCATCCAGAGAGATTTTGTGCTTCTTCGCAATCTCCTCTGGAGACATATACTTTTTGATAGGTCCCTTTGGGTCAGTTGCTTCTAGAAGAAATTGTGAAAAAGTTTTCATCCTAAGAATAAGCTCTCTACTTATTATTTAGAATCTTCTGCGGATTGTAGATTTTGTTTAAGAAGTTTTTGTAGTTCTGCAGTAGAACCAACAAACATGGTGTTATTAGTAACACTTTTTGGTCCTTTTATCTCTTCTTCTTTTAACTTCTTCATTTTGTGCTGAAGGTCTAGAAGTTTATCCGTGGTATCAGCAACGTTTTTAATTAATTGACCAGCAACTTCATATGCTCTTGGACTATCACTTTGCTGTGCTAGTTCCATTATACCATCAATAGCTTCTTGACCCTTTTCAATTAATGAATATAAGTTTCCTCTAGTATATTCATAGTCTTTTTCTGGATCTTCATGAGATTTTTCTATTTCTAGATTTTTTTCTTTTTTTACTATTTCCGAACTTACTACTTCTGCCGAAGAATCTAAGGATTGAGTTATTTTATCAAAAGAATTTTTCATAAGGAAACATCAGTTGTTTTTGTTGTACTATAAACTTTACCATCACCAAAATCAAAACGATCTTCGTTAAATCCAAAATCATCACCATATTCAATTAATTCATCGTCTTGTGCATTAACTGCGTTAATAATATCACCCTCATAATGTTCTACTGGTTGTGTTCCGTCTTGTCCTCTTCTTACCGTAATCTCATTACCTTCTATTTTTTTGATATACATAAGTTCTTCATCAATCATAATATAAGTATCTTGATCTAGAGAGGAAGAATCAGAAACATTAAATGCTACTATAGACTCATTAATATTATCTGCTAAAGTTGTTGCCGAATCATCATTATAATCTTTCAATGCTCTTGGGGTGGCAACGTATCTCAATTGCCTACTTGTATTTCTCACATTAGTTGATGTGTTATAATCAACTTGAACTTTTTTGATAAGACCTTCTGTTGAATTTGCAATAGGACCAAACAAATATGTTTTTGCTGTGAAATTTAACGTATATACTAAACTTCTCCTCTCTTCAAACGACCCCTCATAATTGTCATTCATTTGAATATTTTCCAAAATCATTGGAATATCTCTTTTTTCCCCAATGGATGATACTAAATCTACAGTTAAAGTGAAGTGTGGTTGAAAAAACGGCAAAATCTGTTCTATTATCTGCAGCATGTCATCATTATATTTTGCTATAATGTTGAGTTGTATGCCAATGTTGTATGGAACAGGCATGTAAACTTTTATTTGTTCGCCTCCTTCCTTTTTAACGGATTTAAACTGCTGCATAGTAGAAACTTTTCTACTAGGATCATATTGAATTGAAGTTAATTCAAATGACATTCTAGGAAGAGTTAATGCAACTCTTTTTCTCAAATCAGGTTTTTGTTCAAGTCTTGCCAAAAACTTTTGAATTGGTCCATATGCAATTGGGACTTTAATTACACTAGCATCTGTTCCATCCTCTTCCTGATGCTTAATGTATACTTGATTAAATAATGTTCCAAAAGAAATAATAGTTTTTCTTATTATTTCATGATAACTATAAGTCCCAAGCATTTTTTATTATATACTATTAATTAATTATTTAGTATGTGCCAAATGGATTTTTCTGAGAAAAATCTATTATTTCGTTTGCTTCATTTTGGATTGGAATATTTTCTGCATAATCATCATATTGATCGTAAGTATCAGATGAGAATACTTTATAATTTGCAGAAGAACCATTTGCAGTTGTTCCCATTCCAACTATATTCTCTCCAAGAGCAAAATTTCCATCTATGATAGAAAGTTTAAGAGTCTTCGTAGTTGCATCCCAATCTTTAACTCTAGCAGTTGTTCCTGTCTTACTTCCAGTGACAACCTCATTGAATTTATAATCTCCTGTTCCGAATCCAACTATAGGAGGTTCTATAGTAATAGTTGGTGCTTGAGTATAACCTGCTCCTGCATTTATGAATCTTATTGCAGAAACTTGTCCAGAAGAATTCAAGAATGCCTGAGCAGATGCATTTTGACCACTTGGTGAAGTTGATATTGAAACATTTGGAACAGTAGAATATCCAACTCCACCAGAAATTATTGTTATTGGACCAACAGTTCCTTGTGCAATAACTGCTGTTGCTATTCCTCCTGCACCACTATTTGATTTGATGTTAATTATTGGAGGTTCCGTATATCCCAATCCGGGATTTACCATTAATATTTTATCAATAGATTGCCCACTATACCCGGATCTACTAGTCATTATAGCAACAGCAGAAGCCCTTATGCCACCAGTTGGCGGAGGGGAAAATTCTATTGTTGGCGTAGAAAGATACCCATAACCATCATTTAACAAATCTGCAAAACTTACAGAATAATAAGAAGGTGGAGTATATTGAACTTGTGCTGAGGATAGATTTAAAGATGCTGTAGATTGTGTTGCTCCAGAACCAACCATTATTAATGTTTGAATATAACCAAAATCTTGAACACTCTTATCTACAGAATCAATACCAGTATCAATAACATCATCTTCATATTCATAAAGTTCACATCTTAATTCATAAACATATAAATTATTCAACTGATAAAAAGGTCTTTTTCCTTCAACATATTTGACTTCAAATAAAGAATTATCTAATGGCAAGTAAATTAAATCGCCTTCTTGTGGTCTTGTTGCTACTTTGATATCACTGTCTCCAATTAAAAATGGAGAAACAAAATCTTCATATCTTTCTTTGGATATAATAAAAGTCACCTCATCTGTGCTTCTAACCCCAAATTTTGAAAGAATATCTCCTTGTCCTCCAAATCCATCAAAATTATTAATATATGCTTCTAATCTGAAACTATCGTCAAACTTAGATACAATAGTTTCAGTAATTATTGTTTTTTCGCTAATAAATTTTCTTGGCATATAAACAACATCTTGTCCATACATTTTAAGTTGCTCATTAATTAAATCTTGGACAAGTCTTTGTTCTGATGCAGAGCCTTGCAAAAAATAAGGATTTAGTGGTGCCATATTATCCAATCATATCCATAGGTGGTAATTCGTACTCATTATGAAGTTGTTCTTCTAATTTTTCTAATTCTGCAACGGCATCATCATACAATTGTCTCCCATTTAAGGTAATTCCGCCAGGAAGTTGCACTCCATTGAATTTTATCATATTCTGACCCCATTGTTTCTTTATCAGTGAGGTTAAATACTTTTTCAACCACCAATCATTATATATTTTATTGAAATCAGTGGGATCTAATGCCCTAAAACAATCTATAACTAAGAACGTATCTTCAGACTGTGCTGCCCAATCAAAATCAAGATACAATCTTCCTTGTTTTTTATTAAATCTTACTTGCTTTTCTGGAGTTAATAAGAAATCAATATCTTCGAGATATCTTTTTACCATAGAATACTGTAGCAATTCTATAGAATTAAATTGATACAAATCATTTAAAAATAATTGATATTTGATACTAAACATACTTCCAGATATAGTGCTACTACTAAATCTAAAGATGTTATTTACACCAATTATATGATCGGGAATTTGTATATAATTTGAATTCTCATAAAAATTAAAAGTTGTGGAAACTCCACTTATTGTAGATGAACCAGTAGTTGTTACTATTCCGACTCCAGGAGTACCATTTGCTTTAGCAGAACCTCTAGAAATATCCTCTTTAGTTATTTTATATTTAAGAAACATTTTCTCAACACCATCATAATGCCTTTCTTGAAAATATTGAATTGCATCATCAACCAAATCGCTGATTTGGTCATCATCTACATTAATTTCCAAGACAGGATAACCGAGCCTTCTTAAGCAATAATCAATTAAACCTTGTCGGCTTGATGGGATTGACATTATTATGCTTTGTATCTTTATGATTATTTATTTAATATTCACCACCATCTATTTCATTGGTGTTTTCCCAAACATTGGAATTCAAATTATAAATTAAAATATCTCCATCTTGTGGATTTAAAATATCTATATCATCTAATTGATTAAAATTGCTAACTAAATTATCTACGGAAATAGAAGAAACCACTTTTGTTGTATTTTCTATCCCTAATCTAGTTGAAATTGCATTTTCTGGTGTTTGAACGCAAATAGATTCATTTTCATCATCTAACTTTTTTATTGTTATTTGATTATTGGGATCACTGAGTACATTTATTTCATCTTGATAATCATTAACTATCATGATGTGGTCACTCCAGCTGTCACTATTGCACTTCCTTCAACTACTCTACTTTTTTTTGTTCCACTATTTAACAAAATATCGTAACAATATCTTCCTGGCTTTAAAGATGAAGTAATGCTGGAACCTAAGGAAATTTTTACTTTTCCATTTACTCTATCAGGAAATGAGACTTCAAAAGTAGAAGCAACCGTTAGTGATGATGGATGCTTTTTCATTAAAGAAGATCCAGTATAGTTAGTCAAATCCAATGGGGTATTATTTGAATTCTCTAAAAAGAATGTTTGTTGGAAATCAGCTCCAATGGGTATAACTATATTACTTATGTATACTGCCATTTTTAATCCTTTTTAAATTTATTTATTTGACAACAGATCACATAGTAATTGTTTTATTTCACTTATTTCTCTTTTTAATAAATCTATTTCATTTTTTTCATTCATAATATTATTCTTCAAATTCAAATATTCATCATATTCACTATTGTTGCAATTTATTATTGCATTTGAATTTTCATCTCGGTATAACCCTTTATAACCTTCTACTGGTATCATATTGATGCAATTGCTCTAAGGTCTCTAATTTTTGGAACTTTTGACTGATTATTGCCAGTCATAATAATTTTAATTTGATATCCGGTAAACAATGGTAAATTATTAGCAGTGTACTCATATGGTTGATAATCCACGTCTCTATTTGATGCTTGAACAAATGTGTCAGGCAATCCACTATTTCTTGAGGCGTTAATAATTGTCTTATCTGGATTTAAATTATCAAATCCTGGGAATAACTCAAACAACTGATTTTCATCTGGAGTATCACTTCTAAAAATTCTATACAATACTCTTATTTCATTCGATTCATGTCTATAAGCATCAAATAATACCTTTATACTATTTGCATTTCGCTTCAATTTAACCATTTTTGATATATAAATTGCAGAATTAGGATCACCACTTAATTTATTGACAGAAGAATCTGAAATAAAATCAGAAACTGGATTATCAATTCTATTCATTGTTGCAATAACACCAACTCTATCCAAATCAATTAGAGGTGAAACTCTAGAATCAGTTGTAGACAATACCATTTCCAAAGTAAATGACTTTTTACCTGGCATATTAATCAATTTATTATCTTCATTTTCTTTTGAGCAAACTATTCTTGTATTGGGAAGGAAATTATTTGATACCAAAGAAATATTTTCAAATCCATTATCAACAAAAGAAATTTCATTACCATTCACACTAGTGCCAGATACTGTTCTAATTCTTGAATTAATTGATGTTGAATTTGGTAAAAATGTTTGAACAATAGGTCTAATTAAGTTATATGCAATGTTCTTAGAAGCTTTGGGTCCTTTAGATGTATTAGACTCTGGTAATATTGACCCATATATTCCACCGGTTTTATTCTCTTTGAAATATAATTCTGGTAAATTTAAACTATTTCCAGTGGTTCTATCAATACCACTCTGTAAGTTATTTAACTTTAAGTAATAACTGTCAATTGATATTGGATAAAAGTCATGATCAGTATCAAGCATATTATGTGTTTTGTTTATTCTTCTCAATGATATACCATTAAATTCATACTTAAACACTTGATCATTTAAATTATGGAAATCCGCAACTGTATTATCAATTCCTCTAGTAATTCCAGTTAATTCATTTCCCGATACCCCAGTATATTTAATAATTTCGGAGTTAATTAAAACATAACCAGGATTTGTACTAGAAATACCAACATTTTCAAAATTAATAAAATTGGTAG